CACCTTTTATGGTGTATTGTCAATAAGTTTTTGCACCTTTTATGGTGTATTGTTTATTCCATATTCGTACATAAAAAAATACCCCCACCACAAATGTGATGGGGGCATTCCTATATGTTATCTTATTTATAATATTTCATTCACTCTCTTCTGAATCACATCAACATCATAACCTGCTGCCTTGAGCCTGTCAATACGCTCCTGTCCATTACCCCAGCGGCCAGCGATCACTTCATGAGCCACAGCATTGATGACCTTCTCACTACTGAGCTGTGATGCCTTAACCAGCTTGTTGACCGCTGACTGCACCTTGTTGTAATCATATCCAGCCTTGGTTAGTCTACTCTTGCGATCAGCACCATTGCCCCACTTGCCCGCCAACACCTCTTTAGCCAATGTATTGACACTCTTCTTTACTGTTGTGGATGCTGATGTCTTCTTAGCCTTGCCTGCCAGCTTATTCCAGCTCGCCGCACTGATATAAGCCTTATTGAGATCAAGGCTGCCACTGTAACCTGAGAGCTTACCGGCAGATGTGTACTGACGGATAAGGCAGTTATAAGCTCCCTCATTCCATGGATGTTCCTGATATCCTGTCCGCTCATAATCCGGATACTGAGCGACCCACAGACCATATCCAGCCTTTTTTACGGCGTTCATAGCACTCTTCTGGATGTAGATCAGTGGCTTGATGCCGGTCTTCTGATATACATAATTGCACCACTTGAGACACCATTCAAGATCATTCTTGCCAAACTGAGGGTTATTCTTTGCCTCCCAGTCAAGGATAAGGATGGCTTTGCCAATATACTTCTTGCAGTATGCCAGGAAGTAGTCAGCCTCTTTCTGTGGATCTCCGCTATTTGCATAGTGGTATACTCCCAGAAGTTTTTTTCTACTCAAAACTTTATCACAATGCGCTGCAAAGTATCTGTTCTTGTAGTCTGTTCCCTCTGTCGCTTTCACTATACAGAAGTCATACGCTATCTTACTGAGGTCTATGCCGGCATCACCCTGCCATGCACTGATGTCTATTCCATTCATTTCCCGTCACGCTCCTTCTCTATGTCTCCACCTCTGTAAAATCGTTTAAATATTTCGATCAGGTAGTCCCATCCTCTGGTGCATATGAATGCGATAATAAAAGCACCAAAGAACACAGCTACAGGGTAATACCATAGTAGCCGAATATCGAAATATGATAATGCTACAAACAAGCATATCTCACATATGATGAGACTTGTTATAAGCACCTGAAAAGAGGTTGGAATCTTCTTCAATATTCCAACCTCTTTTGTAAATTCCGTTATTACCGATATCAAAGTGCAAAGAACTGCAACAACTAATAATAATATTGCTAACTTATCCATGATTATATCTCCTTCCTATTCCTGATCATGTGCCGCTTTGTTCAGATGTTTTTCCATCTTGTCAATAGCCTCTGTGACTGGTCCATTACATCCAAGCTCCTTTAGACCTTTAAGACACGCAAGTGTACCATATGTAAGTATGCACTGCTCCTCTTTCATCTTCTTGATCTCCGCATCCTGCTCATTCTGCCTGGAATACCATTTATATATTGATATGAGTATCCCTCCTATCAATACAAGAGCTCCAAGTACCTTCCCAACCTGAATTATTGTTTCAAAATTTATATACATGCTCAACCCCCTATATAAGATTCTTAGGTCTTGCAACTCCTACTACAACTAAGCTTATATTTGAATCTGCTTTGTTTGTATTTTTTGCTTTTACAGTTATCGAATATGTAGTCTGATTTATTGAAGAAGCTTCATATCCCATGTATGTGACACCACTAGGGATATTTTTAGGAATAACTAATATTCTACCCGTATTCATTGGAAGCTCTACATCAACGGCATATTGAAGTGTCGTTCCTGCGTCAGTTCCTGGTATAGTCGCTGTTGCGCCTACTATATCAGATATAACAAGGCTTTTTGTTGCAATTTTTTCCGCATAGCTTTGCGCATTAGCAGCATCTGTTTTTGCAGCATCTGCCGTGTTCTGTGCATTATCCGCTTTCGACGATGCAGTGTCTGCTGTTCTCTGCGCTTCCTCAGCCCTACCTATAGCTTCCTCAGCCATTGATGCTGCGTCATTTGCAATAGACTGTGCCTTTGCGGCTGTTTTTTCGACTTTCGATATCTCCTGGATGATATTCTTTGTCGTTGAATCTGACTCCTCTTTTGTATATTTATTACTAAGTGGGGGGAAAGTTGATGCAATCGCAACCGGCCCACTCGCATTTATTCCATCGTGTATAATTTTGTAAAGCGGCATGTCGGCGACACTTACATTATTGGCTATTATGCCAGTTTCATACGCAGGTGATTGTGGCTCCTGTGAGGATTCTACAGGCTGCCCTGTCAAGATCAGCAATGACATATCCTCAAGTCCTTCCTCTGACAGCGTGTATCTTGCAACAAGAATATCAACTCGCTTTTTACCTGTTTCTCCACTAGGGAAAGTAAGATCTTCATATGTACCTGTAACCCTAGCATGGCACCCCTGAAACATAATGTCACACGGATATACTCTAAGTGTCGTTGAATTAACCAGCACTGGTGGCTGGTAGACCGACAAAAATCCATCGCCATCCCATTCTGCTCTGTGCAAGGCTCTATCATCTGCACTCGTTACATGTGGTTTCCCTGTTTTTCCTGTTATTATCTTCATATTTCCACCCTTTCCGCTACGACACCGAATATTCAATGTCTATGCTGTTATCATCTATCTTAGCTATGATATTTGTGATCTGCTTTTTTACGGTTGCTCCTGTAAACTTCTCTGTGCCACCTGTGATGTCTCCTATTTGCATCGCCATGTCTGGCAGAGTCATATCCAGACGGTCTGCATTCAGCTCCTGAAGTCGTGCTATACCTCCGGATTTAAGCTCATCCATATCTGTCGCTGAGCTATAATCATACACAGCGGTTCTTTCTTCAAAGCCTTTGAATGCCTGTGTATCCGTTATATTTCCTCTTTTATCAATATACAAATGCAGTACCTGTCTATCTTTGAGCTCCCCTTGGCCAAGGCAAATAAGATGATTATATCTGTTCTTGATCTGCGTGATATTGTAGTTGATATCCGATCTCATACAATCCTTATCCTCTGTATAATCGTAAGGCACCGCACTACTCATAGTCACATATCCATCTTTAACCACAAGCCTGAGAACCCTGTTCTGGGTGCTCAACAGCGCACATATGCCATCATAGAGACTCACATATCTGTTGAACTGAAATGATTGTACATTCCATGATTCGCCTGTCATTCTGTATATGCTGCTAAGTCCAGCCACTTCAATGAGCTTATTGATCACTGTAACTGCATCACCTGATACAATCTTGTAATCCGTCCCCGCCGGAGGCTCTATGATCTTGTCACACAAGATGCCTCTAAGATTTCGGCCAGTGTATTTGATTTCTCTGTCGGATGTCACCACACCGACATTATCAACTATGCCACCGTACTCTGTGTTGTTGATATACCACCATGATCCCCCCTGCAGAATATTATTATCCCTAGCTACAGTTATCTCAAAATCCTTATCCTTTGCAACATCCACATCTACGCTGAAGTTCCTGAGATATCCCTGTTCTACCCTGTCTGCATCAGTGTATATCAACCTTATGTCCATTTTGGTTCACCTCTCTCATGTATTACACTTAAATCAAAATCAAAGCTTCCATTCCACATCACACGATGATTCCCGGGGGATATCTTTTCAAACACATCGCTTTGCTTGTCCCTGTATCTGAACATGTTTTCCTGTGTTCCATCTGCTTTCACAAGAGTTATCGTAAGCTCTGCAGAATTAATAACGATCTTATCTCCATCGCCAACAACACACCTAACGCTGTAGTAATGATTGTCAACATATATGACTGGATTAACAGCACCACTATGTATGCTGAGTACAAAATCACAGTTTCTGAAGTCATCCACCTCAAGCTTACTGATATTGTCAGAAATTGAGTTGTAATCATATTCATAACAATACTCATAGCCTTTACCTTCAATAAACTTATCTGGTACATGCTTATAGTTGTGCAACTCTTCCTTCATCCATCTGCCACCATCTGTTACTACTTTAAGTGACAGATTCATCGATGTAGCCACGTCAAGATAATTGCTCTTCGCCGAACTAAACACATAGCATTCAAGATAGTAATCTCCTATATAGAGCTTCCCTTTCTGTTCTGCTATGATGTCTTTTTCACAGACTTCATACAGTCTATTCTTAAGATCGATACACTTCTTCTTACTTTCTGCCGATATAACAACAGGGATGGTCTTTGAGACCACCCCTGTTCTGAAATTTTCGGCACGGTTCCTGCTGCTATCGTATGTATATTCGTAGTTTCTGAGATCGTTTGAGTTGGCAAAGATACCCTTCTTCCCGAACTCTATAGTCTCACCTAAGTGATTCACATATCTAAGCTGTTCAAGCATTCGCCTTCACCATCCTTCCAAACTCCCTGCCGTCTATCTTTAGTCTTACCCCATCAGTCAAAGCTTTCACTATCAGGTCATACAGATTATCATCTATATGTTTAATGATCTCTAATATCTTATACAGTACATTCAAGCACTCTGAGTCACCTCCCACAGGTGTTCCACCTGTTATATCTGCCATATCCTCCGCAACTTTCCTGATCCAGCCGGTATTCTTCTCAAGTGGCACTACAGCCTCAGCTCCATTACCCTCAAGGATACCAACCTGACCACGCTTAAGCACACCACCTTCAGCAAGCTGCGGAGCGTCAAGCTCATCTATTCTCGATATCGACACCTTTGGGATCTTATTCAAGACTGATATAGCCGAATTGATTGCCCGGATAAAGCCATTGATAATCCCTGTAGCTTTACTAAGTATCGCATTGACCGCTGATGTCACAGCACCAGATAATCCGTCCGCTATTGCTGTTCCGACCTTGCTAAATATATTCTTAATCTTCTGCCATGTAGAGCTAAAGAAATTCACCATCGGTGAAAATGCATTCTTTATACCAGCCCAAGCCTTGCCAAATATATCACTGAACCATGTGCCTACGGCAGAGAATGTGCCCTTAATACTTGACCATATTCCACTAAAGAACTCTGGTGCAGCGTTCCACGCCTTCTTGATTCCCCGCCAAGCTGCAGCAAATGATTCTTTACAGTTATTGATCGCTGTAACTATCAACTTGATAGCAGACTTAAGCGTTCCTGAAAGCATCTTACAATACCATTCAAGGATTGGTTGCAGCACATTTAGGTAATCTTCCATCAGCATCGAAAGTAATTCCACCAGTGGTGGTAATATCATATTGATAAGATCTGTCAGCGGTGTGACTACCTGCATTACCAAGTCGATAATCGGTGTCAACATATCCAAAAACGGCTGTAACAATTCAAGTATAGGCTGCAAAATAGCCATCAAAACAGGCAGTAAAGATTGAATAATCTGAGTCACCGGCGGCAAAAGCATATTGATCAGATTCGTAAGTGGCGGTAAAACCGCCTGAATAATCTGCATCATCGGTGGTAAAAGCAGATTAAGCAGTGTTGACAGTGTTGTCAGCACAGGTCCCACCAACTGCAGAATCGATGGTAAAATCGATGTCAGAGTGCTAAAAACAGAATTTAGAGCGGTTGATATCGACTGTCCCAATTCCCCACCTATGCCGGGTAGCAATGTCTCTAATATTCCTGGCAGACTATTGACCACTTCAGACAATAGAGATGTCGCTCCCTGTATCAACGATGGTAGTAACTGCTCAATAAGAGGCGGTATGTACGGTGCCAGTTTCTGAGCAAGCTGAGACAAGCCTGTAACTACCCTCGGCAGTGTATCGGCTATCCTTGGTACAAGATTATCTGCTACAGCCATAACCGAATCAACAAGGTTGTTCATCAGTGCTCCCATGTCCTGCGATGGGTCAGCCATACCTATGAGCAGATTCGTCCATGCGGACTTCATCATGTTTATTGAACCCTGAATAGTCGTGGCTGCCTCTTTTGCGGTTGTTCCCATAGCTGCAAGAGCCTCTTCCTGCGTCATGGTTCCATTCTTCACTGCCTCAGCCGCTTGTTCAGCAGTGAGTCCAGATATTCCCATCTCGACCTGAACGGTGTGAATAGCCTCTATCATCTTATCAAACGATACACTATTGACATTATCTGCTGTAACGGTCATGGTGTCACCAAGTACACCAGAGTCATTGATAAGCCTTGCCATCTCGGATGCAGTACCACCATAGCCAAGCTTGAGATTATCTAACATCGTGTAGTTTTGCTTAGCAAAACCCTGATATGCATTCTGTATAGATGCCATATCAGTTCCCATCTTGTTGGCATTATCAGCCATATCTACAATAGCTGTGTTTGCTATTTCAGCCGCCTGCGCTGTATCGCCTTCCAAACCTTGCAACAGCGAAGCTGAAAAGCTCGTTACAGTGTCCATGTAATCATTCGCCGACAACCCCGCCGTCTTATATGCATTATTCGCATACTCAACAACCTTATCTGAACTGTCCTTGAACAGTGTCTCAACACCACCAACAAGCTGCTCGTAGTCCGCATACTCGCTTACAGCCTTAGCAGTAATGCCAGCTATTCCAGTGGCCATAGCTGTTGTCGCAACAACGGCTACCTTTGCTGCCTTGAGCGCAAACTTGCCGATATTGCCAAACACAGAACTCATCTTTTTGCTTGTCTTCTCTGCCTTGTCGCCAGTCTCTTCAATTTTCTCATTCGCATCCTCATTTGATACTGCGATTCTTCCCAGTATCTTAAATACTTCCAAAAGGGTCTACCCCCTTTCCTCGATAATAAAAAAATAGAGACACACGTTCTGTGTGCCCCTATGGCTTAAAATTTTCTATGATTGACATAGAATCCTTTATGGTTGCTTCAAGCTCGCCTCTGCTCTCAAATGCCCCTGATCTGACTGGCTGTGAACCGCCACCTGATGTGCCGTACAGCCTTGCCTTGAAGTCATTGAATGATATATTTTCCCAACACTTGTGAATATACATATCCCAGAGCTTATCGTCATCGTCTAACCGCACGAATGTGCATACAAACTCATCAAAGCTCTGATTGTCTATCATCGTATCAAGCAGAGTGTACGGATCCGCATATCGTTTGAATATGAGATCCATGAACTTGAGATAGCCTACTGTCTCTTCTTGAACAAGTTTGAAACAACCCAGATAAAATCCGCAAAACCTGGAAGTGTGACCGCATCATACAACATCTGTGTGAATACAGAGAGGTCAAGATCTGCTACCTCATCCACTGTCATTCCTGACAGGTGTGACAGGCAGACAAATACCTCACGCTGACAGTCTGACAGCTTTGTCAGGATCACATCTACAAGCTCGAATGCAAGACCAATACCCACATTCTCAAGGAACTTCGATGTGTCCTCATCATCCTCATCACCAGCAAGTTTCTCACGTTCCTTCGCAATAAGCTCTTTGAACCCATTGCCGCTGAATGAATCTTTGAAGTCCTTTACCCCCAGCTTGCTGAACAGTTTCAGGAATGCAGCTATATCTGTTGCTTTGGGATTCCTAAGCGTATATGGTTTGATCTCCTGCACATCTTCTGTTGCCTTGGCATCTTCTACTACTTCGGTATTCTCTACTACATCTTTATTCTTTTTTATCTCGGTTGTTCCCATGATTATCTCTCCTTTTCTATGTCAATTAGTCTGTTACTTCTGTACTGGAATCTATAGACTGCTGAACCTGCTCCGTTGTCGTACCGGTAGGCAGATAGATGTGGTATGGCAATGTATCAGCTGCCGGTGACAGATCCGCATAGCACTCCATAGTCAGCGCAAATGTGCCATTCTCCTTGTTCTTGCCCTCTATCTCAAGGCCTGATGTACAGAGCGCATTGTCAAAGATCACGATAACAGGACGACCATCTAAGAATCTTCCAATATATCCAAAGTTCTCAATATAATCATCCTTTTCAATTCTTGCCTTGGATTCGATCACATCGTACCCTTCCGCTGTTGATGTGCCATTCTGTCCGATAATAGCCATCTTGATCGTCTCAGGCGACAGCTCCACCATGTTAGTATCCATCTGTGCTGTCTCACCTGTCTTAACTGTTAACTCCTTAACCTTAACAAGCTCACCATCAACCTCTATATCCTTGAGCTCAGGCTTGATTGACAGCTTCGTTCCGCCGGATGTCGCACCGATCAGAGACTCTGCAAAGTTCCAAGCCTTCTTTGATGCGTCATACTTCAAGCCTTTGTGAATAGTTCCAGCACCAAATACAATGTTCTTCGGTGTCTTGCTTGTGATACCTGATGACTTGAACTCTTCAAAAGTTAATGTATCTGCCATGATATAATCACCTTCCATTCTTATATTCTTTAATAGTCAAATTGATCTGTATACGTTTGAGGTCTGCATCCCCTGTTGGCACTGGGGACGCATTCCCATAAAAAACGGCAACCCCCGCACCACTTGCAAGGATTGCCGTTCGTTCAATATTCTGTTCTATCTTCTGCTTGTACTTCTCCAGGCTGAGCCAAGAGCCCCTTGTGAAGCCGTCTATGATGAATGTTATTTCCTGACATCCATCTTCCTCAGGTGTATCACCTTCTGAATATTCACCAACAAAATATGCCTCCAGCGGGTCATCCTGCCACTCCATGAATGCGTATGGAATCTCAAGCTCATCTGTGAGTACGCTATTGATATATGATAATGTCTCTGTCGTCATGCCATCACCGCCTTACTCACTGAATGTCTGATTGAGAATAGAGCCAAGTCGCCTGATGATCTTGCCCTTTGTCTTGTCGAAGGCTTTCTGTAAAGGTCTGAGTGGCTTCTTACCATAGGTAAAAACAGCTACTATATTTCCTGCCTTATCCTTTTTTACCTTACTGAACTTACTGGCTTGTTTCAAGCTCATTCCATCAGGTCCCACAGGAGCCCACCATCCGCCTTTACGGCCATTCTTTTTCAAAGCATATTCGCCTGTGCCGTATTCTTCCCAGATAGCATTCTCCCTAGGATTTCCAATTACAGCCTCACCCTTATCTTCATCGACATAGTGAGTCCATTCGCCTTTGGTGTGACCTGTATCAACTCTTGTCTGTGCTATCTTGGTCTGAGCCTCAACCTCTCCGGCGGCTTCGTACAGAAAGGCAATAACAGCATCATCCAGAGCCGCCTCAACCTTTATTCTGTTGTCTGTGAACTCCACATTTCCCATTACTGCCCTCCTGTGTACTTCAGATATATCTCAAGCTGCTCATGCATCCCCATCGGATCATCTATCAGCATGATGTCATATACCTGACCATTAACCACCATACGGCTGTTCTCAGCCTTGATCATGTCACTGAGACGTTTATAATCAGCTATGAACATGTGCGTTGATTCCTGCACCTTGGCATTATATGTTGTGTACTTACTGTCACCGCCTGAGAGGTCTAGCCAGCCAGTCAAGGTATCTTCTGACACCCATGCAACTTCCTGTTCACCTATCTCGTTTCTGGTTATGCTCTTGACCTGTATATCTGCAACTGCATTTCCGCCTATTCCTCTCATGTTCAAAACCTCGCTTTCATGTATGGCTTTAAAAAGCCAAGCAGTGACTTTGGATATCCCATGATGGAATTATCACCATCCATGTTGAAATAAGTCACAGAATGCCTACTGATGGTCTCAGACTGTACACCGACCTTATCCCGGTTGTTCAGGTCCCATGAAAGCATGTTTGCAACTCCCAGCTTGATATCCATCGGATATACCACCTTTGTCACCATGGCGACCGGTTCGCTTACAAGCTCCTCATTCACCTCTATATGTCCATTGTCCATATCCACAGCTTTGATGGTGTACAAGCCATCGTTGTAGCGTGACTCTGACACCTGTATAGTGTCGCCAACCTTGAACAGCTCAGATGCATACTGAAAGCCTGTCACAGCGTCCACAGCAGCCACAAACCGCCTGTTCCTGTCCTGAAAATTATTATTTGTATATTTTCTGATCAGGAGTTCCAGTGCCTGAAGCTTAGCCTCAAGCACTGAATCTTTCTCCTCGGTGTCTACATACTTTTTCAACTCTTCGACAGTCATGATCATATGACCACCGCCTTACTTCTTAGGGATAACAGTATATCCGTCATGCTCCATGAACCAATCTGCCATACGCTTTGATGTGATCTCTGCCTTTCCGTTTGCGAACTGGACACCACCAGCGCCTATTCCACAGTAAGCAGCGTTATTATTAACAGATACTGTCCAGCCTGTAGGCTCACTCTCTGTCTTTGGCTCTGCCACTACAGGCTCAATAACTTCACTTGTCTGATTTGCTGTCTTCGTTTCCTTTGTTGCCATATTCAATCACCCATCCTTCCTTATGCAATCTTGATATTTCTGAGTACACCTGCATGCTGTGTATTCTTGAGGACTGTAGCTGCGATCATCTCAACCTCGGCATCCTTGACTGTACCAGGCTCGTTGAAGTTTGGAAGATACTGATCGATTACAGAACCGCCATTCAGGCTGATTCCGTGGAATCCATCGTTTACGTCAAACTTGACTGCATAGACGTCTGTAAGACCTGTTGTTGCCGAACTCTCCTTTGCGATGGTTCTTGAAAGTCCCTTCTTGACTACGTGACCAGCAGTTGCAGCACCGCTGCTTACAGTGTAATAGTCCTGCATATCAACAAGCTTGACACCATCAATAGTAGTGACACGCTTTCCGAATGCTTCCTCACTCTCTGTCTTGTATCCAAGGATACGAGCCACTGTCTGAATCTTGGTGATCATCTCTGTGTTAGTGAGCACCGCATCAGCATCTGTGGTCTTGACAAGAAGGCTCAGTGCCTCATAGAACTCATCAGCATTAGACTTGATCGCTGTGATAGATGACAGATCAATAGCCTTGTCTGTGCCGTATTCTGTCGTTGTTCCCGCAAGCATGGAATCAAGTCCCTGGAACTCAGGGTGATCAGTTGATGCTGTTGTAGTTGCATCACCATTGATCAGTGTATAGTGGAAGAGGTTTACCACTGCCTTGATATGCTCCTCTATCTGATATGCCATATTGTCAAAGTTTCCGGCGACTCTGTTGAGCACTCTGTCCATCTGAACAGCTCCGCCCATGATTGCAAGATTAGCCTCACACTCCTGCTTTGTAGCTGCTGATGCAGTATAAGAACCACCTATCTTTCTGAACTCTGCTGTTGCTGGAAGTACCTTTCTGAGATACTTGTACTTCATTGTTGAGCCACCACCTGATGCTGATACACAGTCATCAAATGTGAGCATCTGAAGTATTGTTGACTGTCTGAGGAAGATATCCACGATCTGTGAGAATACCTTATCACTCATACCCTTCTTGATTTCCTCTAATGTCATTGCCATAGTTTTCACCATTCCTTTCTACTTATTACTGGGTATTGTCCCCTTCATATTTCTGTCTCAATGCCTCTGCCAAGTCCTTAGGTTCTGCATTCGTATTGCCCTGATTCCCGTCTGGCAGCTTATTCTCAATGATGTGCCTCTTGCCATCATCTGAGCCGGATGAAGCTGTAAACTGAGCCGGGAACTGTGTCTTTAAGTCTGTGAGCATATTGTCCCAACCTTTGATATGACCTTCATCATCAAGCTTAAGCTCCTCATTCTTCTCCTTGAGAGCCGCCTTGATCTTATAGGTCATATAATCAGTATCAACCGCATGAGCCTCAAGCAATGCTACCTTGATAGCCGAATTGACCTTAGTCTCCTCAAGCTCTTTCTGAAGCCTTGCATTCTCTGTCTCATAAGTTGATATCTTCTGCTGCATGCCCTCGTCACCCTTGGAAGCTTTCTTAAGCTCCTCAATGAGCTTATTTGCATTGCCAATCTCCGTGTCTTTGCCGGTGATCAGTCCGTTGAGCTTCTCAAGTTCTGAATCATACTTCTCCTTGCTGACGTACTTGCCCTCGGACAGATCTGTGTATCTTACATGCTTGAGCTTATCTGTCTCTGTGCTGTTCTTCTCGTCAATCTTCGCCTGTACCTGCTTATACAGGTCATCTCCTAACAGTTCCTTTAATTCCATTGTTCCATCCTTTCTGGCTTTAATCGTAGCCACACATGGCAGTTATCACTCTTGCCGGAGTTATTCTTTGTCGGTCACAGTTTTACTGCCTTGAGCCGATTTTGGGCATAAAAAAACCTCTCTACCATTTTTTGGTAAAGAGGTTGTATAAACATATTAACTTTTCTTTAGTCACTAGCTCTCATCACAATACTCGTTCCACATTTATCACATCTAAACACATGTGTATGTTTGGGATCCCCAACAGCAGCCATATGGCCACCTTCGCATCTTGGGCATTTAATTTTTTTCCCATTTCTCATTCGATTTATTCGATTCAATGACTCTGTAACGCCCATGGCAATCACCCCTTATGATAATTCAGGATATCTTTCTCTTACTTTTTTTATTATATCCTCTTTATCCTGGGCTGTCAATTTACCTTTCCTATGTAAAATTTCTGCCTCAAAGCATTTTACTTCTTCCTCAAACGTACCTTTGCACCCCAGTTTTCTATGCATTGCCTCGTGTACTATTATTTCAGCTGTCTTATCAGCAGTAATTGTCTTATCACAAAAAATAGTTATTGAATCTTCGTACAGATCATAATATCCGTACTCATTATTAGGATTATCTATTCCATAGCACATATTTACAGTTAGTTTGTTATTCTGTATGTATGTTAATGTTTCTTTTCCAAGTTCTGATTTATTTAACTTATTTCTAATTGTCTTTGGTCGTATTGAATCTGATTTAGTTAAATTAGAAGTCTCAAAAATATCATCCGATATTGTTTTCTTTCTATACACAATTCTTACGCCCTCTTTCCGTTTTTTATCAAGTAATTTTATAAACTCAGGATCCAGGATGCCCTTCTGACCTTTCATATATGCCGCATAACTTTCAGCTATGTATTCTCCTCTGCTTGCATTCGCATATCCGGATATATGTGGCGCATATTTACTCATTCTATCTCCAATAGCATTTCCTGTCTTAGGGTCAATTATAGTCCATTGAGCATGATGTCCCATTTCGTGTGTTATGTAATCTTTTACACTACCATCACCGACTATCTGACGTCCTGCTCTCTTGTAGGTTTCCGCAAGTTCAAGTTGTCTGCCGGTAAGCTTGTCTATGTTCTTCATAACAATATCCCATGCGTCCTCAGCCCCCTTGTTGTATGCCTCAAGAGCTTTGGCATCTTTCAGAACCTTTTTATTTATGAAAATACCATGTTCTGCCGGATTATACGCTGCCACGGCATCATCACTAGAGAATATTTTCTTTCCTTGCGCAGATGTTGGAGATATAGCCTTTATACCTTTAAGCTTTGGAATCTCGTATTGCGAATATATGTCTTCCAGAGTCTTGTTAATCTCATTTGCATGTTCAAGCGATATACCTTTATACACCGCCTGTCCCTTAAATGTTGGACTATATCCATTTTCAAAGAATTTCTGAGCGTATTCTTCCGCTTCTTCTATAGTCATAGCTGATTTAAAATCTGCTTTCAAAGTGCTATCATACTTCTGTATATCTTCCCTGGTTATTCCAAGATAATTCCTCTGGTACTCCTCAAACTCATCTGTCTTGTCCAAATCAAAGTATTCTGCCCTGTCCTTTAGAGTCTGAAGCTCTTCATCATCCAGCGCCCACCTTGCTCTCTGTAATAAGCAACAACGGCAGTTGCAGTCCTCTGCCGGATCTCCAAACATCCCAGGAGCCTTAATCCTACGACCACCAACCTCAAAGGGCTCATCGACTTCCCGGATCTGTCCATCAAGCATCTGATGATGTTCTCTCGTTGCTCCGTCAAGAGTGGCATCCCACTGTTTCAATACATCTGCCCCTTTGCTTTTTGCAATATACATAGCGTCCAGCGCTGACTGTACCTGTATACGATGCCCTTCAGTCCTCGCAATGCGGATAGAGTTGTTATAAGCCTTCTGAAATGGAGTATTTGCCATGTGTCTTGAGAGCTTACCAGCCACTTCATTCCACGTTGATCCATTTGCAATGCCTCTTGATACCTCTGCTCTGACCGCTTTCTTGAGGTATGTCACATCCTCGCCCATTTTGTCGTAGAGCGACTTACTGAGCTTGCTGTCCGTCTGAATAGCTCTCACAACTGCCGCCTGATCTATCGGCATGATGATTGGAATACCTGTCTTTTGCAGGTCATACATGACGCCTGTGTATCCGTCTCTGTAGCACTTCGTCAGGTAGTCAGACACAGTTGCATATGAGTTAGACTGCAGGTTACTCAGAACACCCTCAAGCTGCGCTTTCAAAGCCTCCTGATACTGTTTCTGATAGATGATGCTCTGCAGATTCTCCATATCAGTTCGTTCTGAAAGCTCTCTTATCTTCTGCTCACAATCTCTCAATGCCCTCTGATATACCTGTTTGAGTTCTTTGATTGCCTGCTTTTCTCTATTTAGTTGTGCATGTGCAACCTGCTTTTGTGCTTTGTTCATATGTTAACTCTGTTCCGATTTTGGCAGTTCAATAGCTATTCTCCAAATTGAACCTGTATTGCCTGGAATGAAATACTCTTGGTCATTTATAATAAAACTTTCACCAGAAACACCTAATGTAACATCTGGCCCAGCTAACATATAATATGCTGACGGAATAGCAAGATACCCTGCAGGAAATACATATTGAGCAAGACTTACAACATCATGTATGTTACTAGCTTGACTCCATGACTGAGCATAATGAGAAGTTTCATCTATATCAGAATAAATGATATATCTTGCGGAAGTGAATGATATATAGGCTATTCTATTTTCGTTTGTTTTTAAGTCTTTTGCAGGCAGTACGATATGCAATAGATCAGTAATGTTAGCCCCCTCGCTGAAACTTCCAATTCCAAATACCACTCCTTCTTTGCATGATACAAAATGCAAAAATGCATTAGCCGCACCACTATTGGCTGATCTAGTCAAACTCATGTTATACGAATAACAATATGTAGATGCGGACGGAGTAGCCCCCTGAATCACAGTTGTCATAATCAGATTAGCTCCAGAAAGACTAAACTTAAAACCTGTTGTGTTGTGCTCATCATCTCCCATGTATAATATCCACGTAGTGTTAGACTCTACAATATTTAGTTTCATGCCAAGGGCTGCCGCAATCTCCTGCATTTTTGCGTCATCCACGTCCGCATTGTAAAACGTTGAATCCGCCTCTTTTTTTCCCAGTCTTATTCTTTGTACAGTATATCCCATCAACTAACCTCCGTTTCTGTTGGCAATAATCCATATATGCCGCATACATACCCATATGGTTTTGTATATAAAGATGTATTAATAATCATCCCATACGCTCCTGTACTAATTTTTTTCGCATTAGCAATCATATCATCAAAAGATTCATTGCTTGCGGTCGACACTCCCTTCTCAGTGATGACCGCCGCAAGCCTTCCTTTGACATCACTGCCATGTTTTTTTACTTCATCAAGTTCCTTGTAAAGCTGTCCTGCAAGATCTGTCATATACCGCTCTTCAATCTCACTCTCAACTGCTTCACAGCCCTCAAGAACCTTCATTCTTGTGAGCTTGGTGTTGATCTCGTTGATGATGTTACCCTCACTATCAAGCTTCTTGAAGCATACAGTGAAGCCGACATTGCCCGGCACTGTACATGCAGTAGCACCAACAAGCCAATCAAAGGTTATAATGCTTGCATCATCAGAGAGTGTATAATTCTCTATAAAATACACATCTTTCTGCTCTTCTTCATTCACATAGTTGATTGATATCTGATATTCAGTGAGATCTATGCCCTTATACGTTGCCGGCACTTCAAATGTCAGCCGGTTTACATCTTTGTCATGATATACACCGATGACCTCGCCAGCCGGCATCTTCACCGCTCTTGTATCTAAATCTATCTTGTATCTTTTATTTTCCATCTGCTCCACCTCCGTTCTCGACATCTGTATTGATGTTATCAAGCACCTTCTGAGCCTCTTCCGTGTTCTCCTCCTCATTCTTAGGCAGCTTGTCCTTGATCTCCTCATAATCAATATCAAGCCAATCACAGATAGCTTTGATAATAGTCTCATCATTAAGTATGCTTGCAACATTAAGTATTGTATTGATCTCTGTCTGCCTTACCTGAGCCTCTGTAAGTTCTATTTGTGCATTTTCCTGTGCATTGCTCATAATCTCATGAGCGAACTCAAAATAAACATCCTCGGCCTTATATGCCTTGTTCTCAGCCTTGTTGATCTCGTCAATGGCAATCTCTACTATCCTCCTCAAGAACTTTCTAAGAGCTTTCTCTATCTTTTTTGCCTTAAGGTCAAGGAGAGAATAAGCCGCCTTGATGGCTATATTCGTAGTGGCTGATGTGTCCTTGAGTCCGGCGGTATTCAACCCCATGCCGAACCTGTATATATTCTTTTCATCAAGCTCCAGTTTTGCCTGTCGTGCCTGATATGGTACATCAACAGTCTTGACATCTACGTCACCATCCTCACCTATACCTATGATCTTCTTTGTTTTGAGGTTTGTCTGAAGCTCATTCAGGTTGTCTCCCTGAAAGCCTTTGATAGCATATAGTGGAGAATCAAAGTCTATGAGGTTGTTTGACAGGCTTGAGGCCATCAGGTCATAGTCATCTATGAGTGGCTTTACAGGCTTAAGGCTTGAGAACTGCTTCTTGTTGTTATCCAGCCGGAAGAATGGAATATAGCCAAATCCATCAAAGTAGGTGGCCTTATCTCCATTACTCTTTGTATAAAGTACATGAGGCTTTGGGTTGATTGGTTCAGTATCGTCTAACACCACCGCCCCATTATTAACCTGAACATAATAATATGTTTGCTTATCATCCCAGACCTGTATTCTCTCAATAGTCTTGTGCCCTTTGTCTATCCTGTCCGTATAGTGGTAAATCGTGTATGCACAGCCATCATCTGTGTCCTTAGCTCTTACCTCAATAACTCCGATACTGTCAGCATTTGCAAATGACATCATGTCCTTGGCATTCTTGTACGCGTACATATACGCAAAGCCTTTGACCTGCATATCTGTGATAGCGTCAGAAAGCTCAGACATGAACTCATCATTGTTGTTAAAATACTTGTCCATGTGTTTCTGCAGCTCAGGGTCGTTGGACTTTACAATGCCATCCCCTGATAGGATGTACTGGGTGCACTGGTCAACCAGCTCTGTGAAGAATGGATGTGGTATCTTAACGTTGCTTCTGGTCTTGTCCTCTACCAGTTCGCCGTCCGCATTGTAATAGAACAATCTATACTTCTTTATGTCATGATCGCCGTCATAGTATCTTTCGCCTGTCCGGGCGAACTGCTTTTTTTCTGATGTGCGGTCACTGTCTATCAATTCTTTTATCTCGTCAGGGGTTAGCATTTTTTCACCTCTCTATACCAGCCATGTTCCCTTAGGCTTATCATTCTCATATACACCAGTCAGCGCATCCGGAGCATCATCATGAGCATTCTTACCCTCTTTCTGATACTTCCTTATTGCTTCCGCAAAATCTGGCCATCTGTCTTCCCAATTCACAGGGAAGAGAACGTTCTGCATTACTCCTGTGCTGTTTGACAGGATCCTTGATGTCTTATTCTTTGACTGAAAGAACCACTGTATCTTAGTATGGGTATTCCCCAGAGCTTTTAGTTCTCTTATAACGTTTCTGCTGAATCCTCGACCGCCATTATTGCTCTCTATTAAAGCATTACCAACGTTATTATTTGTCAGCATCTGAGCTGTTGCCGGTTCAGTAACTTCCATTGGCTCTTTTGTGTATAAAACGTCAAGTATGTAATATGTACTCTCATACATGCCATAGCAAATAGAACACAGGTAATCACTACCTGTGTCTGCTGTATCTGTATAATTCAATATATATTTGAACAGGTTATTACCCTTGCTATCCCTCGGAATATCCGTATATGTCTTGATATGACTGTATAGTCTGCCCTTGACATCTATAGGCTCCTGCTGGTAATTTGCAAGGACTATATCCTTGTTCATATTCTTGGTCTTTATCTTGTAATCCTTATATGACAGGATAGCCTCACAGAGCATTGTCCCATCGTCTTGTACTGCCTTGTAATTGATATGAACTACATTGTCATAGTTGGCAAGTACATATCCGGCAAGATCTTTTGTTGACCATCTTGTCATAATTATGATGATTTTAAAATCATTCTCTGTTCTGGAGAGCATTGTATTGTTGAACCAGTCAATCTGCTTCTGCAATACTGATTCATTGTAGGCTTCCTCACTGTTCTTGATAAGATCATCTATTATCATGATATTACAGCCAAATCCTGTTGCTGTACCTGTCGGAGAAGTTGCAAGGTAATTAGCCTGCTGACTGCCCTCAAGGCTCCATTTCTGTGCTGCAGCCTCCCCATACTTTATCTTTGTGCCAGGGAATATATCTCCATATGTCAGAATGCCCTCTGTAGGCTTTTCTGCTATAACATCCCTGACAGCCTTTGCAAATGTTCCTGACAGGGTCTCATTATATGATCCTGTCATAACCTTTTTGTCTATACCATATTTACCAAATAACCACTGAACAAATTTAGTAGCTGTTCGTGATTTTCCGTGTCTTGGTGGCATATTCACCACCATTATCTGTTGCTCTGCTTCTTCTACGAACCACTGCAGCTTATCCGCAAGATCATGCAAGAACACTCTGTCGTTACTATAGAAGTCAGGAGAGGTCAGCTTGCAATACTGCCAGAACTCTCTCCTTGATAGCTCTATTTTTAGCTGTTGCTGTAATAAAGGGTCATGTCTATCAAACGTCATCAATAAGTTTCTTCAATTCTTCGGTTGTAAGCCCCTCAAATACATTCGGTGTGGTATTCTTCACTTCCACCTTTTCTGTGAACATACCTAAATGCTTACCTAGGAGCTCCAATGCCTGTATCTTGCTGTAAGGCTTTATTTCAAAGCCGTCTCGACCCTTTTTTATAACTGCAATAGCTTTCTTCTGATCTTCTGTAAGTTCATCCGTCAGGATAGGCTCTACTGTCCTGTATTTCACCTGATTGCCGTCCTCGTCAAGTACCGGGACCATATTCCCATCAACTTCTACCATGGCATCCTTTTCAACTACTCTTGCATAGTCAGATGCCTTTGCAAATGCGATAAGTGCAAGCTCATGTAATACGCTATCCTGAGTTATTTCTGTGCGTTCTTCACGCTTCTTCTGTAGTTCAGATATATGGTTTTGAACTGAAGTTTTCTGAAGTAGTTGATACGCTAATTGTTCAGCTGTTTTCGGTGAATACCCTGCCCTTATAGCTGCCTGTGTGGCATTAAGGTCAATCAAGTATTCATCACAGAATCTCTGCTGTTTAGCTGTCAGTTTTGCCATAATGTCACACCTTCTTTCTGTTACTTTCTCACTCTCTTCGGAATCACAATCTTGTACAGCGGTTTACATACATTCTTTACCTCTCCACCCCAATTTATAGTTGGCTGAAATCGGTATATCTTAGTGCACTTAACCATCACCTTTATCATGGCTATTGGTAAAGCCAATCTACCAAGTATCGGATGTATATATTCAAAACTATATTCAGGTCTCACAACCTCAAATCTTTTAATCTTACTCATATCTCACCTCAAACAAAAAGCCCAGTGGGGGAGAGAATCAACAACGACATTTTCACATTTAACTTAAGGAGTTTACATTTTTAACCACTGGGCATAAGAAAAGGGACACGACCGAAATGGCAAACAGTCATGTCCCTTATGAATCAATATAATTTTACCATACTAGTATACCACGTTTGCTAGGTGCTATGTGGTGCTAAATGGTGCTATTTGGTGCTGAGTTTTCCAAGACCTTAATTCTAAATGCCTCAAGTGCAAAACCATGTATATGTTTTGTCCTGCCATATGAATAATCAAGTTCTTTGGCAATCTCCTTCAGGTCCTTATATTCAATATATTTCATGAACAATACACTGACGTACTTCGGTTCGTCCAGCATATGTATCTGTCCTATGATCTTATGCTTGAGCTCCGTGAACCGCTCTATGTCCTCATGAATCTCCTTCTCAAGGTCAACATACTTTGCCACCTTTTTGCTCATAGAATCAGCCTTAGCGCTTGTCTGTACCTTTTCTGATGAATAATCAAATGCACCGGTGCAAGTTGCATCTTCCTTGAGTCCTGCAAGCTCTATCTTCCTCTGTCTGATCTTAACATCCAGAAGCTTCACCTGTTTCAAATACTCTTTCGCTTTCACCGCCTCACCTCCTACTTGTTCTCCCGGATGGTGAAATCCAAGCCTGTTTCTTCCTTTAGTGTCTGTATCAGATCATCCCAGATGATTTCTTCATCACACAGCGCATCGGTCTTTAAATTAAATCTTTCGCAGAATCTCTCAAGCCTCTTCTGTCCAAAATCAAATTCATCTCGAAGTACCATGCAACTCATTATCAAAATACAATCTATTGTATTCAGTTTGATTTTATACACAGCTTCGTCAAGCTGCTTCTGGTTGACCTCAAGCGGAACAAACATGGCTCCTCTGGTCTTTAGTTCTTTCTCTGCTGCTTCCATGCCCTGTGTCTTGATGACATTCATCAGCCATGCAGCCCCCGCCATTCTTGCTTCGTGTAGCTTTCTATCTGATTTTGCCATCCTCTCACTCCTTCCGCATGAACCTGTTCATCAGATGGTTGTCAGGATCCATCTTCATTCTGAATCCTATCTGTTCTTTATCATCTATCACTCCCGGATCATTGAGCTCTGCCCCTCCAAGAAAGCTATGGAGCTCCTTCATGCAGTCTGGACATAAATCCTTTGAATCTGTTACTCCATCGAACACATCAACTATCCTTGCCCTTATCGGCGCTCCGTGTTCAAACGGCAGGTCATAGAACCCGCCGCATCTATCGCATTTGCCTGCGTATGCCATTATGTATCACCTCTCCTTTATCAATTCTGGATTGTCGAATATGTTGCCGACGACCTCTGCATTAACCATGTTTATCCAATATCCTAAGTCTTTGCGATAATTCCTGCTCTCTGACCAATCCACATAAAATCCTATGTGCTCCGTTTCTTGACTATCAAAGCAGCTTTGATATGCTCCATATCTGATTTGTGCATATGCATTGCCAAAATGATATTTTATAACATCATTCTCCCAAATCAGCTTGCCGTTCTTGTCTTTCAAGCCTGTACATTGACAGATTGTAGTTGGATCAATCTCGTATTCGACATAATCCGCTCTTTCAGTTTCAAATTGAAAAATAGTATATTTCCCAACATCACATCGAAGACTTCCGTGAACCCACACGCCATCTTCAACATCATTGTTGTATGCGTCAACAATTTTTGCGGTTTTTGCTTTGAATAAATATCTATCTTCCATCCACTCCACCTCTCTTCACGATCTCCACAGCATCATCAAAATTAACCACCAGCTCTCCGCCCATGCCCTGATTGCCGTACCTTTCAAATGACTTGTCCTGCAGCTCTGAAACAACCTTATCCACATCATAGGCAGTCCTGCGCTTATTTATTATATCAATAACGCTTTTCATCCCTGCACGAACGTCATCGTCATAAGTTTCGCCCATTTCCCACTTTATATCATCAATAACACTATCTGCGTCAATCAGTCTCATCTATTTCCACACTCCTATCTTCTCAGCCTTGCCACGGCCGTGTTCCATTCGTTTATAAAGTTCAGCACCCAGGTAGCTGGGTATGTGCTTACAGCATACTGTTTTGAGATCCGAACTGCCCTTGCCCAGTTCGGATCCTGTTTGATTTCATTTGGAATCTGTGCCATCCTTACACCTCCACTTCATCATCTGCCGGAAACCGGAACACCTTCGGTGGTGTGAAACAAAATGCCTGCTGATAGCCACTACCCTGTAGGATTCCTGGACCGCCGCTACAAGATATGTAACTTCCATACACCTTCGTCATATCTTCCAGTACCTTTTCTGCCTTTTCCATAGAACTATATTCAGCCATAATTGTGGATTTTTCTGAATTGTTATCACAACTGTATATTATTCTTGTTCCTTCACTCTTATAATGCATAGTGATAGTTCCATTTTCATACTCAACATCTACATAGCCCCAGCCTTTCTGACTAATTAACCTCATTACACGCCCTCCTGTTCCATGCTTTAACTTCTTTTCTCTCTGCAGCATTATAAGAACCCGCCCATGTTCCACCGCTTCTTCCGTGACAATTACAACAAATAATCTGCGCCCAAAATCCTTTATTTTCACCAGGTATACGCTCGTAATTCAATTTTGCTTTCCCACCGCAAAACGGACACGGCTTTAATTCTTCACTCATTGTTCATCACTCCTCAACCTTCCTTTCCGCCTCAAGCCATCTGCGGGTACACTCACAACAATGCCCTGTGCATTTATTGCCATCAAACCCTATCTCATTCGGACACGTGATTATCTGCGCAAGATCCGCATCACTGAGCGACCGGATGTAATCGCCGTTGGTCATCGGCTCATAGTTATCCGTCGCATTCTTGGTGCAGTGTGCGCATGGATCCTGCGACTCATCTCTGTCATGATACTTGCATCTCTTACAAGTCAGTTCTCTCTCTGGTACTATTTCCATCGTATCTCTCCCTTCCTGATCAGCTCTCTTATGTCTATGTTGCTAAAGCTCTCATGATAGCCCTTTTCACTCTGCATCAGTACATGGTGCTCATATACCTTGATGATTGTCCATCGCTTCCAAACCCTTATAGGGACATTCTCCTCTTTTCCGTTCTTCGTGAGTATTCTCACCACCCGCCCAGGCCGGCAGATGGTGTTAAATGTAGCTTCTAATTTAAAATCTGTCATGTGTTCTCCTTTTTACTCGGCTTTAATTTGTATTTTTGACCAGTCAACTGTTTGCAGTATGTTCCACAATCTCTCTTCCCGTGATCTCCATGCAGTCTCAGCATATGTGTGTGCTTTTGCGCCATAATGATAATCATTTGACTTCAAATGTTGCACAGCAGCCTCATGTGTGAAGAAAATACCAGAATCCACCGGATATTCTTCATAGATATCCAATTCATAAAGCGCATCTTCAAGATCTTCAATGCTATATGCATCATCCATGGCATCTTTTAACTCTTCTGTCCACTTACCTGCATCCTTCAAGCTCTGGATAATCATACTTTTTTGCTCTTCGTCTCTTCTTAAACAGTGCATTTCTCCTTCATATATGACCTCACACGCATTTTCGTCATACAAACAAACACCATCTGGATTATTCAATTCATCTCCATATATTCTTCTATAGTCGCGTATTACCCAATAGCGTGGGTCAGCCTGACATAAATGATCTTGTGTATTCATCTCTCTCTGAAGGTTGACCAAAAAATCTATATCATCTTTAAGTAGCTGACGTTTTTCGGTCGTATCTTCATGTCGTTTCGTTTTCCAAAATTTCGCCATATTAAAAGCCTCCTCTATACAAAACACAACTGTCCATTCTCTTCTTCGCCTATCCTCATGTTTGGCATCCTCTTTCTTACACAAAGCTCTGGAAGATTCGACCTCACCATCGCCGCCGGTATAGGTGGACAGACTGCATTTCCACATCTCTTAACCTGTTCACTTCTTGAATATGTCTTACCTGTGTTGTCATGATCTATGATGTAATCATCCGGAAACCCTTGGCACCCATATAGCTCCTTTGGCTCAAGCATTCTGAGACCAATGTCAACTATCTGATACTCAACACCTTGGATTGTTACAAGTCCGAACCGATCTCTTGATGTCACTGTATCAAGCGGCTGTTTTATATCTTGGCCTGTACCCTCTCCGTAGTATTTAATCAGGAATGCTCTGACCTCTCCAAAATGTCCGGCTGATGTTGTAACTGTATGCAGTGGCTCTCTCTCATCCTGTCCTATTCCTGTTTTGTAGAACTTACTGAGGAACGAAGTCACAAGGCCATATCTGTTTGAGCTGTCTACTGTCATGATCGGATTCTCTATACCTTGACCTCGCACCTCGTCTGAATTGGTCTCTGAATGATATTGAATGAGTGTAGGACTTATAAAACATTGCTGATTGCCCTGAATGATGAACGGCTCTGGATTATCCAGAACGAACTTCTTCAACCCTCTTGCAATCCTCTGCATAGTCTTTGGTGCAAGTGGCCTCACCGCCCGGATGCCATACTTCTCTTTGATCTGCTCTGATGTATCAAAGATACTCGGACATGGCAGGCTGAAATCAAGCTGTGTATATGCTCCAACATAAGGCTTGAGCAGTCCCGCCTTGACCTCTTCACTGTCTGCCGGTGCATGCGTATGCTTTGGCCACATGATAGGTACACCATCACACCTTGCGATCATAAAGAACCTTTTTCTTTTAGTCGGTGCTCCGTAGTCTGCCGCCACGAGCTCTCTGAACTGTACCTCATACCCCAGCTCATTGAGCTGCTTTACAAATTGCCTGAATGTATCTCCTTGCTTTGCCCTTATCGGATGATGTCCTCTGTTGAGCGGTCCCCATGTCTTGAACTCTTCGACATTCTCAAGCATAATCACTCTCGGTCTCACAAGTGCCGCCCATCTGCATGCTACCCATGCAAGGCCTCTGATGTTCTTATCCTTTGGCTTGCCACCCTTGGCCTTGCTGAAATGCTTACAGTCCGGAGAGAACCAGGCAAGCGCTACTGGGTGTCCCTCACAGGCTTTCACAGGATCAACCGCCCACACGTTTTCACAGTAATGCTTTGTGTTTGGATGGTTGACCTTATGCATCCTGATGGCTTCCGGGTCATGGTTGATAGCTATATCAACGCTGTACCCTGTAGCCATCTCAATTCCTGTTGATGCTCCACCACCTCCGGCAAAGTTATCAACAATAAGTTCTCCGTTTATCATGGCTGCACCTCTAAGAAATCAAACAACGTCGGTGAATCAACCTCATTCTCCTCAGATTGCAGATAACCAACACCATCCCTGAAGTAATCCGGATTAAGCTCACATCCCTTGCCAAATCTGTGCATCTTGACCGCCATCATCGGTACCGTCATAAGACCGCCGAACGGATCGTATACCACATCGCCCGGATTGCTGTATCTGTTGATAATCCTCTCAACAATATCAAGCTGCAGCGGGCACACGTGCATCGTTGCCCTTCGTCTGCTCTGTGTCGTGTTGAGTGTCCTCATCCTGTTGATGTCGTCCCATACCTCAAGCTGATTCCAGGATCCCGGCGCTACAACCATGAATGTAACTGGAAGCCTGCCATCTGTATCCAGGTACTTTGCAAGTGCCACATGCTCCTCATAGTTGTATACGTGCTCTCTGCTGTACTGTCTGTACACTCTCTGTAAGTTATCCACAGATACACCCTCAAGCTCCTCTTTGCTTATCAGCCTGTCTCCTGAACTTCTCCAGTATCCATGAGCATCTATCTGCCACTGTGCTCTTGTGTACTCATCCTTGGACTTTGTAACCGGATCATCAGCGTATGCCTTGCTGTGGTCCGTTGGCAGCTTACGGAACAGCAAAATGTATTCCGGACATCCCACACCCATCTTGGTGCCATCCTTGCACTGCTCAGTCCATCCGAGCCGGTATGTCTGGTTATTCTCTCTTACAACATCCGTAACCACTGTTATCATTCCAAAATACTGGAAGCCATGACGCATATAGTGTTCTATACAGTCAGCGTGGAATGGCTCAATAGTCGGCATTCCTGTGCCGGTAGCATTTCCAAACAACACTCTATCCTTAACGTGGATGGCCGCCACTCTTCCCGGCTTCAGCACCCTCAAAAGCTCCGGTGTCAGGAAGTCCATCTGTTCAAAGAACCGCTCTGTATCCTGATTGTGTCCGAAATCGTTATAATTTGCTGAATACTCGTAGTGGTTGCCAAATGGTATTGATGTGTGTATCAGGTCAACACTGTTGCTCTCCATTGCCCTTGTCTCTTCCACACAGTCGCCATATACAGCCTCATAATGCTTGCCTCTTACCGTTCTCTCTTCTCTTGTACCTTCCACACCCATCTTCCTTTCCAATCTCTCCGTCTTGTTTGCCGAATCAAGGCCATATTTCTTCACGATCTCGATCATCTTCTTGACCATGTGATTATGATTCTTCCATTTCTCGATCAGTGCGTCCTTGATCTCCCGCTCATTCTCCATGTAGATGATGTCTATTACTACTGTGTCTTGCTGCAGGAACCTGTAACACCTGTGCACCGCCTGTATGAAGTCATTGAACTCATAGTCAATGCCAACAAATATCTCCCGGTGGCAGAATCGCTGGAAGTTACATCCTGAACCACTGATTGACTTCTTGGTGGCAAATAGCCTTGTCTTGCCATTGGAAAAATCTATAACTCTCTGTTCTCTGAGGTCGTAGTCCATGGATCCGTATATATCCACTGTCTCCGGCAGGGCTTTCTTGATAGCGTGCCTTTCTGCTTCCTGGTCATGCCACAGAATGAAATGATCCTCCGGAGAGCTATCAACTATCTCCTTCATCTTCTCGACTCTGGCATCTATGCTCTCACGCTTGATCTTTGCGGCTTCTTTAAGTCCTGTACTAGCCTGAGTGAAAAGCTCCATCTGGCCGTCCCTGTCAACTGAATCTCCGTAGTGTATCGGTATTTCGTGCCACCTCACATCAAGCGGTGGAAGCACATAGCCGTCATCGGAATAATCAGAGTTGATGTCTGAAGGTTTTGTGATGAACAGCGCCCAGCTACTTACCCACAACCAGAACTCATCCTCCATGTTCGGGTACAGTGTCAGGTTGTTCGCCTTGGTTGAATCCCTTTGAAAGAACCTTGTAAGTGCCTGTCCTGTGTCCATGACTTCAAGATATCCAGCATAGTGTATAAGCTCCTTGTACTTGTTCGGTGATGGTGTAGCGGTCGCTACGAGCTTGTAAGGTACATTTTTGAACTTGTCAAGGAACGTCTGGTATGTCTTAGATCCAAATGATCTAAGCACGGATGCTTCATCAAGTGAGGTTGCCGCAAAATACGATGGATCTATATCTCCGTCTCTCACTCTCTCATAGTTCGTCAGAACGATCTGACTTGTGCTTGCCTCAACCTCTTCCATGGTTCGGCAATATTCTGGCTTCTCATAGCCCAGGAGCTCCACAGCATCCCTTGTAAACTCCTGCTTAACTCCAAGCGGTAATACAATCAACGCTCTACCGCCGGTATGTTCTGCTGCAAGGCGGCAAAACTCTATTTCCTGTGCAGTCTTGCCAAGCCCAAACGACTCAAACAAGGCTCTACGTCCACCCTTCAGCGCCCATGCCACCGCATCACTCTGATGTGGCTTTAGGGCTTTATTTATGCGGCTCTTATCAACCTCAAAGCCGCTGTCAGTAGCAAGCTCTATCTTGCTCTCTAAAAACTCTCTGTATGTCATTCACTTCTCAGGAACCCGCTATAGCATTACCCCGGCCGGAGGTTCGGCTCCTTTCGTGTGTTATTTATTATTCAGCTCATCAGCCAGCATCTTCTCAAGCTGTCCAAGCTGCTCAGAATGATCTGTCTGTTTGAAGTTTGCAAATCCATTTGGATTCACGTTCCGTGGCTGTCCTCGGCTCTTACCGTCATCCTTAAGCGCATATAGGCCTGTCCATCCCTGCATTATCGACTGATTGAGAATCTGTACCTGTTCATGCTTATCGTGTGATAGCGACTCAAGCTTGTTCATCATCAGCGTTATGGCCCTGTCACTCATAGGCTTCTTGATACCTTTCCGGAACTTGACGAACTCTGCAATGGCATCATTAAGCTCCGGATCATCGCTATACTTGACCGGTTCAGACTTCTTGCGTGGTTTCTCCACCTCCGCATGTGCGCACGCACGTGCCTTAGTAGGAGTATGTATATACTCCTCATTATCACTATCATTATCATATTCATTATCATTATCGGCTTTTTTGGGTTCGGTTGGGTTTGCCTCGGTTTCGGAAATAACCGTTCGGTTTTCAGAAAAACCATTCGGTTTATTTGGGTTTGCCTCGGTTTCGGAAATTTCCGCTTCCTTTATAGGTCTGCCACCCTTCTTGCCGTTTGATCTGTTGCGCTCACATTTTTCCTCATACTTGGAGTTGTCCTTGTCCATGCGCGCCTTGATAAAAGAAAAACACATGGCAAGCGCACTACCTTTTGGAAGATCCGGAACTTCGCCTGTCTCCTGGTAGTCCATCAGAGCAAACATCAACTCACCGACCTGCTCTGGTGGCAGCATCGACAAATGCTCTCTATATTCGGTATAAAAGACAAAGCTCCCTTTATTTCCCATGTGGTTCACACCTCCTTGATCTTTATTCCATACTTATAAAGCATCAACTTGCGCTTTATGATGTATTCCTTTGTTCTCATGCCCTTTGTATCTTCCACAACCATTTCAAATCCATCCCAGTAAACGAAGTCTGCTATGTATGAGCACTTACGCTCCAGAAGCTTCCCTGGCTTGAATCTGCCCTTGTTGGGTCCTTTTTCATAGATCTCATTTGTGTGTTCTCTCTGAGCTGGTATAAGCTCAAATTCTCTCTGAAGCTGCAAGCCTGTTATCTTGCCAGCTTTCTCAAGCAATTTCAGCTCTGTATATCTCTGAGCTTCTTTCTTGCTGTCAAATGTGATGCCGTCTACAACAACCTTCCTGTTGCCGTATTTAGCTCGTGATCTGTTCCAAGCCATTGTTACTCCTTTCCCCCTGTCGCCCTAAAATAAGAGCAACAGGGATATATGCTAAGACATTACGTTACTGTGCTTGTGATGTATTAAATGTAATGTCAATGTAACTACTTGAAACTTCCAAACAGTGCCGCCTCGGCAGCGTTCATCTGTTGCGGCTCTGGCTGTGGATTTTCTGCCGGTGCTGGCTGTGGATCCTGAACACTGTTCTGTGTATTCTGAGTATCCTGTGGCTCTGCCTGTGGAGCCTGTGCTTCTGGTTCATTCATCTCTGTTGCTGTGGCTTCCACATACTCATCATTGTCATTCTCAACGTATGTAGGATGTCCCTCAGCGTCCAAGGTTGCCATGTCACCCTCAAATGCTTTCTGGAGATCTATGCTCATTACTCCCCACTTACTGATTAGCTGACGGAGCATTGTCTTGTAAGCCATTCCATCAAAATTCTTGTACCAGAATGATGAATACATCCATGAATCTCTCGGATCATAATTGCCAGCCTCATAGTCAGCATATGATACTCTCTGCTTCTCTCCGTACTTTGTCTTGACCTTTCCAGCGTCCTTGTAGAATGCCGGTGCATACTTGTCCGCATGAGCAAGCATCTGAGCCTTACTCCAATACATTGTCTTTCTGAATCCGTTCACAAGCTAAAACATTGCATAGTAGCCGATGGTCTCAGCCTCTTCACGCTTGTCCCAGTCATCAACCATGAGATTGACCTTGATATCCTCGTTGAGTGGGTCGAAGTATTCCAACTCCCCTTCCTTGATTGCGACAACATTCAGTCTCTTATACTGACCGGAACGGATCGCAAGCTGAATATATCCCTTATATCCCATCTGGAACTGAGCTTCCTTGACGCCAGTCTTTGTATTGTTGAATGGGACCATGTAATAATGTCCGAGCTGTGGAGATGGCGAAAGCTGTAAGCTCTCACCAAGAAGTGCAGCTGAAAGAATCGACTGATTCGTGCACTCCTGAAGTGTAGGGTTGGTGTTATATGCTGATACGATAGCAGATATGAACCTCTGTCCATTCTTGCCACCAACCACCTTGTTGATCTGATTCTTGATTGCATCTTTTGTAAGATACTCTGTAATTCCCAGATTCTGCTGTGCTTTACTTTTTGCTACTAAACTGTTATTTACTGCCATTATTTCTTCTTACCTCCTATGAAAACTAAAACGATTATTGTTATGCATATAATTAACGTGATCTGCACTGATGCTGCCATGTGTTACCTCCTAATGCATAATCATATCTTCTAACATCTTGCGCAGTACCTCTTTCAGAGCCTGTGGCATTTCCCTTATGTTGTCCTTGTTTATATTGGCTTTTGGCAATATCTTAAATAAGACATCATCTATGAGGTCACTCATAATCTCGTTAATGTCTCCCTCAGCTTTGGACGCTTCCATGGCTCTACTTATCAACTCTTCTGTAGCAACCTCTCCATATCTTTTAGCAAGTGACTCCCTTAAACTCTTCATTGCAAGTGCTAACTCCATTACTAGCACCGGAGTATTCCCTCTCATTGATACTGAGTCTATTTCTACTTTAATCATCTTGTATACCTCCTACTTAATCGCTCTAAATGTTATATTTCTGCTCTGGAAGAACTCTCTCAGAGCCGTTGCATCTTCTGTTGTAAGTTCTACCTCAAACTTGACTACCATCTTCTGTGGTTCCGGCTGTGACTCCTGTACTGGTGTCGGCTGTACCTCCTCTGGTGGTGTCATAGCCTTTGCCATTGCGGCTCTCTGCTCCTCGGCAACCTTTTCCTGTGCCTTGCGCTCTTCCTCAGCCTTTCGTCTTGCCTCTTCTGCTGCTTTTCGTGACTCTTCCTCAGCCTTTCTCCTTGCCTCAGCTTCTGCCTTTGCCTTGGCAATCTCTGACATTCTCTTAGCCTCAGAAATGGCCTTGTTAATGTCTAATGTCTCCTTAAATACCTCTGTAGCCTCAAAGCCAAACTCCGGGAGCTGACTGAGTGTAAGCACTCCATTGCCGATCTCATACATTCTTGACTTCATTTGATCTTCTATACTCTTCATCGATACCGATGCATTCAACCACTTAGGATCCCAGATCTTTTCCAACGTGACAAAGTTCTGGAAACCTATCTGAGAGAACAGATCTTCAATGGCTTTCTGCTTTTCAGCTTTGCGTTTCTCATCGTATGCCTTGACCTGTTCGTCTATCACCGCTATAGGCTTGTCTATGATACCTATGATCTCGTTGATTTGAGCCTTGAACACATTAAACGGCTGCATGTATTCTTTCTCTTTTCTTATTCTCTCGTCATTGAGGGCTTTCTTTAACTTGTTAAGGTTCGCCTTGTCTGCCTTTGCGTCCTTGATCTGGTCATCTGTGTAGACAAGCGTCTCATAAAATGAGACCTTAGATATAAGCTCAGCCTTGAGCTCTTCGTAGTTAAAATCAATCTTCTCCGGTATCGCTACCTCATTAACTCTTAATTCCATTTTTAACCTCCTAATTCAGCACCAGCTCATACTGGTTATTGTTCTTGTTCTCTCGTATCATCGACATGATACGCTGTGTCTGTCGCTGTCTCTCTTCCTCACAGTCGCAGTGCTCGCCTGGATCCAAGTAAGCACCGCACTGCGAACATTCGTTGTAATACATTGCATCTCTCCTATATCTCCGGGAGTATCAGCGGCGGCTCTTTCTTCACCTGTACGCTCTCCCAGAAACTTCTCTCAGCATCAATAAGATACTGAATGTCTTCCTCTACCTCCGACCGCTCTATCTTGTAGTGCCTCGTCTGCAGGTATACATCACCGTTAAATTCCGACTTAAGCTGAGCCTTGAGCACCACAAAGTCAAACTCTGTTACCATCAGGTAATGCAACACCTGTATGTAATAGTTGTCCGGGATCCTGTGATCCCACTTCTCTTTCTGCCTTGACTGAAGTATGTTGGTTGTCTTGCACTCCCACACACCCTTGCGGCCATCCTGATCTAAAAGCCATCCATCTAGCGATGCGTGCGCCCATGGGTATTTGTCGTTTGTGAACATGTTGTTTTCCACATACCCAACTTGATACTCTGGATAATCCAACTTGAATAGCTCCCTCAGATGCTTCTCAGCCTCTGTGCCATACTTGACATAAGGCTTATCCGATATGTCCTCCGGCTCTATGCTATAGGCTTTCTCTTTGAATAGATCCACGTTGGTCTTGTAGGGGTTCATTCCTACTATTGCCGAAGCATCCGACCCGCCTATCTTGGTTCTTGCCTTGAGCCATTCTTCATGGCTTCCGAGCACTTTCATCTCAACCATGTTCTATTCCTCTCTGGCATCTTCAATGCTGTTCATAAGCTCAAGCACGCCATAAAGCCCCAGCTCTGTGAACACAGTTCCAAGTAAGTACGCCACCAATCCTACCGTCGGCAGTGCAAGCAGCACTTCTGCATTGAATATGATGTTGTATGCCAACAGCAAAAACAAAATGCTCATTATTACAAGGCTCACCATCTTGACAGCCTTTGTATCCATGTTCTTCCTCTTCATTGCTTTTCTTCCCCTTTTCTGCTATGATTTTCTTGAGTATTTTTCTATGCACCGGCGGATTGCAGTCCAAAGGTGCTTTTTTCGTGTTACCTCATATCTGATGTCATCTCACCCCATCCAATAGCTTTTGCAACTTTTCCGGGGTCAAATGGTGGTACTCTGTAGCCCTTATCAAGCTCTTTCTTATATCTCAGATAGTCAACCAATGCTAAGTAGTTCACCCATGTCACACCAGCTCCATCCAAGATTGTGTATGGTCCATATCTGCCATTCTGAACATATCTATCCAGATCAGATATTCTGCGACTTGCGGTGCTCTGAGATATGTTAAACATCTGCATCATCTGAGACTTACTGACATAAGGTGATGCTTTTATGTAACTTATACCTGTCACCTGCAGGCCTGCTGTTGCTCTGCTCATTGCTCTCATCTCCTTTCTCTTATCCGTTTAGTCCGCATTTTGCAAACTCATATGGTAAAAAAATATTTTCCTCTGGGAATCCACAAATGCTTGCAAAGAGACACAAATCTGCTTTAGACATCTTAGTATTGTAGCTTTCCCAGCTGCCTATAGTAGCTCTTGACACTCCCATTTTATCAGCCAATTCCTGCTGTGAAAGCTCTGCATTTACTCTAACGGCAGCTAATTTAATTTTAATTGGCAGCAAAAACTATCATCTCCTTTCATTGAGCATACTTGAATAATACTCCGCATTTTGCAAACTGTCAATACATTTTGCAAACTTTTTTTACTTTTTGCATTGCTATATTCCACAAAATGAGTATAATCAATATTAAAGGAGTGTGAAAGAGATGGGAACTAACCAATTCGCAAAATTATTAAAATATTATCTTAATCTTAATGGTAAAACTCAGTCCGATATGGTGAATGCATTGGGTTATGACAAATCTACTGTATCCGGCTGGTGCTCTGGAGCAAGAGTGCCTAAACTCGATACGATTATAGATATAGCAAATTATTTACATGTTGAACCTGGGGATCTGATTGTTGAAGGTGATTCAAAACCATCTTACTATTTTGATGAAGAAACTGCTCAGAAAGCACAAGAGATATTCGAAAACAAACAGCTCTCTCTTCTCTTCGATGCCGCAAGGGATGCCAAACCCGAAGATTTAGAGATAGTACAGAGTATGCTCTTGGCTCTCAAAAATAAAGATAATAAATAATGCTGTGCAAAAAACATCCCACTGTTTTTGATATATATATTGCGTAAATAATCAAATAAGGAGGGGATAGCAATGACGGATGATATATATGTTCAGTATCTTGATATGAAAGCAACTAAAGTAAAAGAAACTGTGACGTGTAATGAAGATGGTTCATATACTGTGTTCCTTAATACACGCTTCACAACAGAACAATTGAATGAGGCATATATCCACGCTTGCAGACATATAGATCGGGATGACTTTCACAAGGAGTCTGCAGATTCTATTGAGGCTTATGCACATGGGTTGCAATCATAATAACAAACGAAGGGAGAGATTCGATGAATCAAAAACAAGAAAACAAATGGTATTTAAGTACATGGTTTATTGCTATTCTATGCGCATGCTGGTTTCTTATACTTCCAGCAATCGGCGGCATAGTATTGATGATAATGAAGACCTTGGACGAAAAGAAACAAAAAGAAACCAATCAACAAATTACTCAACAGAATGCCCAACTTGCGGCTCAGAATGCTCAGATGAATCAAGCAATGCAAGACATGAATAAGACTATGCAGGATTTAGGAGTGCATGACCATCAGCAGTCGATGGCTAAGCTTAATCAGGTGAATGCCGAAATATCCGAAAACCTTGCCACTATAGATAAATTGCGTTCAGACATTGCTACACTTCAGGCAAAAGATGATAAACTGCAAAAATCAGTAGCGACCCAGGAACGAAAGATCTCTCGTGCTAAGGAGATCTACTGCAGTATTGAATATGCATTAGATAACTTCATCACTGCTGACATTCCATATAATGAATGCCGAATTAGCCAATCAGATATTGAGGACGCTAATCTCATTGCCCCATCTGTTATCCTTAAATTACATTGTATGGATATAAAAAGCTTGCGAAAAGCATACAGAGAAAACGAGAAATCCATTGACACTCTCAGACAGCAATATGCTATCAGATACACTACTAAAGCCAACAAAACGATTTACGACCTCATTGTCAAGGGGCTGGAATCTGAGATGCAGAACGTCTTGTACAATTTAAAATATGACAAGCTTGACAACGGTATTGAACAAATAAAAGATATCTGTGCTAAGTATCTAAAGATTGCAGCTGAAGGTAATCAAACAATTGCCGGAACTCTTACTAAGTTCATAGGTGAAATGGAATATCTTTTCATCAATGCCGCAAAGATAGAGTATAACTACTACGTCAAGAAAGAACAGGCAAAGCAAGAACAGCTTGCAATCAAAGAGCAGATGCGTCAGGAGGCAGAGGAGCGCAAGGCCCTTGAGGCCGAACGTAAAAAAGTGGAGCTTGAAGAGTCAAAATATGAGAATCAGATATCTTCCCTCAAAGAACAGGCGGAAGCTTCAGAAGGTGAAGCCCTTGCTGCTCTGCAAGCTCGTATCCTTGAACTGCAGGCTCAGCTTGCAGATGTAACAATCAAAAAGGATGAAATAGCAAAGTTGCAAAATGGTAAGGCTGGTAATGTTTATATTATCAGTAACTTGGGTTCATTTGGTGAGAATGTATTCAAAGTCGGAATGACAAGAAGAATAAATCCACAGGATAGAGTTAATGAACTTGGAGATGCTTCTGTTCCGTTCAAATTTGATGTACACAGCTTTATTTTCTCTGATGACGCTTCTGGTCTTGAAACCGAACTTCACAAGAGACTTAATGATCGCCGAGTAAACAAGGTAAATCTTAGAAAAGAGTTCTTTAATGTATCAATAGATGAACTTGAAGAACTTGTAAATGAGATCTGCCCTACTGCAGAGTTCAACAGAACAATGCTTGCTGAAGAATACAGACAGTCACTGTCAAGTTCTGAAGCATATACTTCTGAATATTCAACAGAGGATGAGACAGATGATGAGGATGAATAATATCATCTTCACATTATAAAAAAATCCCCCAGGTGCGGGTACACCTGAGGGAAGTTACCCACAAACCGAAGGCTTATGAATAACAGTGATCGCAAACTATATTATACCATAAGCCTTCCACTTTTGATAGGCTTATTTTTATGCCTATTTTTAGATAGGATGGTGATTTTATGTGGTGTGAAACACAGAAGAATGGAACAGTCAAGTATTGTGAGAGGTACATAGATCCGCTCACAGAGAAGGTGAAGAAGGTTACTGTTACGATGCCTAAGGCATCCCCGCAGAACCGAAACAAAGCGACGAGAATTTTACAGGGAAAAATAGATAAGCTGTTGACTGCATCACCGGTTAGATCAGATACAACGCTCAAGGAGCTGGCTGATGCCTATATAGCATCATTACGGCAGTACAAGAGGAAAGAAAGTACAATTGTAACTGAGAAATCATATATATATCGTTGTGTAAGCACAATCGGTAATGATGTACTCGTTGACAAACTTTCTCCCCGCTATATATATGATCAACTTCTTGCTACCGGTAAAAAAATCAGCACAATAAACGGATATATAAAATATCTGAAATTCGCTCTAAAATGGGGGGTGAAAAACGACTATCACTCAAATCATGATATACTATTAAAACTCGACTATATCAGCGAAGAGAGCTCCGACGAAATACCAGAGGTATATGACATCAGCAATGAATATTTGGAACATGATGAGATAACAAAATTACTTAATTACTTTATAGACAATAACCACTGGCAAGACTACTATATATCCTATTTTCTGATTCTTACAGGCATGAGGATTGGGGAGCTTGTGGCTCTCGAAGACTCAGACGTGGATATCAAGTCTAAGACCATCCACATTACAAAGACTTACTATCCCTCTACTAAGCATGCTACGTCCGCTAAGACCAAGGACTCGATTCGAGATATTCATATACAACCGGAATTGCTCACACTCATCAAAAAGCTGCGGCTATGGCGCAAAGAGGCTATGTTTGAAAGCGGAATTAAAAGCACACTTTTTATGCCGCATCTCAAGACTGGCAGCTATCTGTCCTACGGAACATATAACATACATCTTAAGATAGCATCTTTCGAGGCTATTGGCAGAGAGATAACTCCGCACAAGCTGCGGCACACACACGCATCGATTCTGGCAGAAACTATGTCAGCAGAACAGATATCCCGCCGATTGGGACATCACGATGACAAAATAACAAAAGCAATATATATTCATATCACAAAAAAAATGAAGCAAAAAGACAATGCGGCTGTCGACACAATATCAATTATCAACTAAAAAAATGACCACTCAGTTTTCACACTGAATGGTCATCTTTTATTTTTTTTTGCCCCTAAATTGCCCCTAAAGGCTCTCTCACAATTGTCGTACACAGCATAAACCCTTGATTCTTCTAGCTATTCATACATTATAAAATTATACATATTGTACAATTTTGTATCCATAAATATCCTACCACTTATCGCGTTAAAGTGCTACATTTTTATCCATACAAAAACAAAGGAGATCATTATGACAGACTTAAACAATGCCGAAACACAAACCGATGCCCCCTGTTCCGCCATCAATTATTGTAACCTCAACGGATACGAACTCACCGCAGAAGAGAAGATAATCTTTCTTAGTTCCTATGTATCCCGCATTGACAACGAGACAGTGTATCAGCCCGCAACCAGGGAATTTGTCCAGAATTTCAATGTAGATGCAGCCATCAGCATAATAAACAATTATGCCACAGCAGACTCATTTTTCAGAAGAATGACAGGTTCATTTCCGTATATCAAAAACTCGCAGCGTTTTTCATCCCCGGATATATATTTTCTTCTATTGGAGTTAAAACTGTACATCAACGAGAGACGGCGCGTAATAGCAAAAAATAATTCAGCGGACACGCTCTCTATCATTGAACAATACAAAAACCGTTACTCGTTCAACCAGTCAGCCACCCAGAAAATGGAAGCCCTGCACAGCATAAAAGGTTTCGCACATCCATCTTTCTTTGTGCCGGAAACCGTACTGTACATAAACGAAAACTCTATCCTGTACGTACACTCAGCTTTGCGCTATATCGATATGCTTCTCGAATACATGCAGCGGAATGACAATTCTATAGATTATGAAATTTATTCTTTTTTTCAGAACTTCAAATCCATGTTATTCAACAACGAGCACGACACAACGCCAACATATATAATCGAACAGTCAAGAGATTATATCTATAGCATTCTCGGAAATAGCAAAAGAAAATCTAAGATGACTGACATATGCAAATACGCAGCCTTCGTGGAAAGTCTCACAGAACTCGGTAACGCCATAAGCGCATCCAATATGAAACTCTAAATCCCCCTGTTTTTCAGAACATAAAAACAGCCCGTCGCTTATGCGACAGGCTGTTAAGAAGGGGGGAGTGGAGGATTCCTATGTTTTGGGGTTTGGGGTTATGGGGTTACATTACATCGTATAAAGGGATTTCTACGAATTTCGTGCTAAGGGAACCCTCCGTCTATCAAAATATAAGTGATTGTCTTTTTTATAACCAGAAGGCTTGTTGATCACAACTCATCTCCTTGTTATGCCCATATACTATCAAAACACTTTGAAATTGTAAATACGCAAAAATTTATAAAACGAAGGCTTTTTTTTGTGGTAATTTATCAACAGTTGCGCATTTCAATAGTTTTTAGAAGATTTTTGAATGCAAAATGATTGTTTTTTTCACGTTTGAACGGTTTATTGTTCATTATGATCACTTTTCGCAACAATAAATTTCAGATTATCGTGCAAAGCTGTCAAATTCGTTTGACTGTTGGCGAAGATCGGAGTGTTGTAATATAATAGTAAGAAGTCAATCATCTCGGAGGACATGCTATGAATGAAAACGATATTCTAA